TCTTACGGGACGACATGGCCTCCCCGAGGTTCACACCGCGGGAGCTGCGCATGCTGAAAGAGCAGTTCGGGCGCAGCCTCGGCCAGATCCTCGGTGACGAGGAGAGCGACGACAAGTTCGCGGCGCTGGCGTGGATCAAGCTGCGCCGGCAAGGCTTCGACGTCGACCTGGCCGACCTGGACGACGTGGTGATCACGATCCGGCCGTCCGAGGTGGAGAGGGTGGACCCTTCGAGCGGCGGCAGCTCGACGGGCTCGCCGCCTTCTGCCGGTACTGGCGCATGACACCCCGCCAGGTCGACGAGCTCACCCACGACGAATACCAGGCGTTCTGGCGGTATGCCGAGAACGAAGCTCGCGCACGGCAGCGCGAAGCGAACAGGCGAGGCCGGAGGCGCTAGAGGGTGGCTGGGAACCCGCGGATCGTCGTCGACTTCGTTTCCGACACCAGCGGGCTCTCGTCCGGGTTCGCGAAAGCGGAGGGCTCGAGCAGCAAGTTCGCGACCTCGCTGAAAAGCGTCGGGAAGGCGGGCGCCCTCGCCGCCGGTGCGGCCGGCGTGGGCGCCCTCATCTTCACGGTGAAGACCGGGATCAGCGAATGGGAGGAATCCACCAAGGTCACCGCGCAAACCGAGGCGGTCATCAAATCCACCGGAAAGAGCGCCGGGGTGACAACGAAACAAGTCCAGGATCTGGCCGGGTCGATCATGAAGAAAACCGGGATCGACGACGAGGCGATCCAGTCCGGCGAGAACATGCTGCTCACGTTCAAGAACATCCGGAACGAGACCGGGAAAGGCAACGACGTCTTCACCCAGACCACCCGGATCATGACCGACATGTCCGTCGCGCTCGGCCAGGACATGACCACGTCAGCGATGCAGCTCGGGAAAGCGCTGAACGACCCGGTGAAGGGCGTCAGCGCGCTCCGCCGGGTGGGGGTGACGTTCACCGACTCGCAGAAGACGATGATCGAGCAGATGGTGAAGTCGGGCGACACGATGGGCGCCCAGAAGATCATCCTGAAAGAGCTCACCTCTGAGTTCGGCGGGTCGGCGGAGGCAATCGGGAAAACCTTGCCGGGGCAGCTGGCGATCGTCCGGGAGTCGTTCAACAACTTCGCCGGCGACCTCGTCGGCAAGACGATCCCCTACATCGAACAGGTCATCAGCTATCTGCAGAAGAACTGGCCGCAGATCAGCGCGGCGATCCAGGCAGGGTTCCAGCAGGTGAAGCCGGCGCTCGCCGCGTTCGGGCAGGCATTGGCCGCGCTCGGCCCCCTGGTGCTCGCGATCGTCGGGGTGATCCGCGACAACTGGAACCTGATCGGCCCGATCATCATGGCGAACGTCAGGGTGATCCAGGACGAGTTCAAGGTGATCGCCGACATCTTCACCGTGATCGCCGCCCTGTTGCGGGGCGACTGGTCGGGGGCGTGGAAGGCGTTCACCCAGCTTGTCCAGGATCTCGTCAGGTTGATGGTCGACAACATCAAGAAGACGCTGCTCCCGTTGCAGATGCTGTTGACCGTGCTGTGGGCGGGGATCCGGGCCGCCGCCGGCGCAGCCTGGAACGGGATCCTGTCCCTCGTCACCGCGGTGAACAACCAGATCCGGGCGCTCGTCACGAGCGTGTGGACGGCGATCACCGGTGCCGTCACCACGGCGGTGAACGCCACCCGGACGGCGGTCACCGCCGCGTGGAACGCGATCACCGCCGCGACCACCGCGGCCGCGAACGCCACCAGGGCCGCAGCATCCGCGGCGTGGCAGGCGATCCGCGCCGCCGTCGCAGCCGCCGCCCAGGCCACACAGTCCGCCGTGTCGGCCGCCTGGAACGCGATCCGCAGCGTCGTCTCCGCAGCGTCGAGCGCTGCCAGCGCCGCCGTGAACGCGCTCAGAGCAGCGTTCGGCGCCGCCGGTGGCGCCGCAAGCAGCCTCCGCGGCATCCTGTCCGCGCTGCAGGGCGGCCTGAACGCCGCCATGGGCGCCGCCAAGGCGGCCGCCAGCGTGTTCACCGGCCCGTTGGAGGCGGCCGGGAAAGCCGCCAGCAGCGCGCTCGGCCCGCTGTCGGGGATCGCGAGCGAGATCGCCCACGCGTTCGACGCGGCCGCCGGCGCCGCCCGCGCATTGACGGACGCGATCCGGTCGATCCCCAGCCACATCAACCTCTCCAGCATTCCCGGCGGCGGCCTGATCTCGAAGATCCCCCGATTGGCGGAGGGCGGCATCGTCTCGAGCCCGACGCTGGCGCTGATCGGGGAGGCCGGCCCCGAGGCGGTGGTGCCGATCAGCCAGTTCAACGCGCTGATCAGGGCGGCCCGCCAGGGGGGCGCGACCGATACGCCGCCGCCGATCACCGGGGGCGGCCAGCCACTGGAGGTCAGGGTGTTCATCGGCGACCAGGAGCTCCGCGGCCTCGTCCGCCACGAGGTGGTCACCCAGAACAACCGGGTCGCCCAGACACTCCTCGCAGGGTTGACGTGAGATGGCTGTGACGTTGACGGTCACCCCGGAGCCGGCGAAGGCGGCGGCGCGGCTCGAGGTGGACGGTGTCCCCGCCGGCGCCGACACCTACACCATCAACCGCACCTCACCCTCGGGGGCGGTCACGGGTGTCAGGGGCGCCGTGAACGCGCCGGTCGGGATCCCCACCGAGATCGTCCGTGACTGGGAGCTCCCGCTGGATGTCCCGGTCACCTACCAGGTGACCGTGTGGGACGGGGCCACCGTGGTCGGCACCGCCACCGCCACGTTCACCGCGGTGTGGAACGAGTGCCCCGCCTGGCTCGTCGACCTCGCCCGCCCCACCAACTCTCTGGCGTTGACGATAGAGAGCATGGTCGACCTCGACTTCGAGGCGGCCGTCGGTGTCCACCGGATCCTCAACCGCAGGGCACCAGTGCTCACCTCGTTGCCGGCGTGGACGCCGTCGAGCGAGCTGGTCGTCCTCACCGACACGCTCATCCAACGCGACGAGGTGCGCGCCCTGCTCGGTTCCGGCTACCCGTTCCTGTTGCGTACCAGCCCCGACATGGGGATCGGGAACATGTACCTGGGTGTCACCCAGTTTGTGGAGGAGCGGTTCCTCACGCTGGGCGCCGCCCCGCAACGCCGGTTCAAGGTGAACGTCGTGCAGGTGGAGCGGCCGGATCCGGCGATCTTCGTGCCGACCCCGCCGATGACCTATGCGCTGGTGAAAGCCACCTACGCGACGTATGCGGCGCTCCTGGCGACGGTGGGGACATACGACCAGCTCCTGTACACGTTCGCGAGCGGCGAGGCCAGCCCGGTGATCCCGTGGCTCCCCGACGACATCTAGCCGCCATGCTGACCGTCACCACCCGGTTCCTGGCCGCGCTCAGACAGTCGCACGCGATCAGCGTCGCCGCCAGCGTCTACGCGCCAGACGATCCCGCCACCCCCATCGACGTCCGGGTTGTCTCCGGTGATCTCACCGTCGACCAGGACGCCCAGATCACCCGGCAGGCGTCATTGGTGATCGCGTTCACGCTCGCCGACGACGAGGTGCGGGACGCGGTCGCGCAGCTCCCCTACGGGGGCTACTGCACCGTCGAGCGCGGCATCACGTACGCGGACGGCACCGTCGAGCGTGTCCAGCTCGGCCGCTTCCGCGTCGACTCGGTGGTGTGGGACGAGCAGCAGAAGACCGCGTCGTTGACGCTGAACGACCGGATGGCGCAGATCATCGACGAGCGGTTCGTCACCCCGTACGCCCCCACGGGTGTGCACCCGTCGGACGCGGCGGTGACGGCGGTGCAGCAGGTGTTCGGCACGTCGATCGCCTACCACGTCCTCACGACCCCCGCCGCGGAGCCGCTGCTTTCGGGGGCGACGGTGTACGAGGAAGACCGGGCCGCCGCCCTCACGGATCTCGCCTCGTCGGTGGGCGCAGAAGCGTTGTTCGACAACCTGGGTGACTTCGTCATCCGGCCCCGCGCCCCGGCGTCGACGGTGGCGTGGACGTTCGACGCCGGCGACCACGGCAGCCTGATCCAGGTGAGCGAGACCGTCGACCGCTCCAGCGTCCGCAACGGCGTCAGTGTGCGCGGGCAGCCGGATGTGGATCAGCCGCCCATCTACGCGCTCGCCACCTACGACGACCCGGCGGCGCCCACCCGGTGGGGCGGCCCGTTCGGGAAGGTCGCCCTGATCTCGAGCTCGACGGCGGTCGCGTCGCAGGCGCAGGCCGACGCCACCGCGCGCAGCCTCCTGAACCTCCGCCTCGGGCTGTCACGCACCCTGGTGTTGCAGGGGATCCCGAACCCGGCGCTGGAGCCGGGTGACCTGATCGAGATCGTGTACCCGGACGGCAGAACCGAGCAGCAGACCGTGAACGCGATCCGGCTCGGGTTGGACGTCACCGGCGCGTTGGAGATCACCACCACCAGCCAGGTGGACAGCACCCCGTGAGCAGCGTCCCGTTCACCCGCACCCTCAGCTATGTGCTCCGGGAGAAGCTCGACCGCACCGGGGTCACCGCGCTCATCGGCAAGGTGGCGAGCGTCCCGGACGGGAAACGGGTGACGATCGACCAGGCCGGCGTCCTCACCACCATCCCCAGGATCAGCACCTATGTGCCTACCGTGGGGGAACCCGCCATCTGCCTCGCCGCGGACACCATGATCGTCGCGGTCGGCGCGGTCGGCGGCGCCGTTCCCACCGGCCCCCAAGGCCCCACAGGCCCCGCCGGGCCCGCGGGCCCCACCGGCCCGGCTGGGCCTGCCGGGCCCGCCACGTTCATCTCCGGGTCAGGGAACCCGGCCAGCGGCACCGGCGTCGACGGTGCCTTCTACCTCGACACCAGCACCCTCCGGTTGTGGGGGCCGAAAGCGTCGGGGGCGTGGCCGGGCGCCCCGGTCGCACGGTTGATGCCGCTCACACCCACCTACGCGCAGTTGAAGTCAGGCTAAAGGAGGTCGACGATGCCAACCACTCCCGAGCTGCTGCTCCCCTACCCCGCCCCCACCGACCCCGCCGACGTGCCCGCCGACATGGCGGCGCTCGCGAACCGGCTCGAGGTCGTCACGCTCCCCAAGACGCTGGTCGACGCGAAAGGCGACCTGATCGCCGCGACCGGCAACGACGCGGCCGCCAGGGTCGCGGTCGGCACGGACGGGCAGGTGCTGACCGCCGACACGGCCAGCGCCGCCGGCGTGAAATGGGCGGCGCCGCTGTCCGGCGCCAGCTACGGAACCAGCCTCCCCGGCAGCCCCACCGATGGGCAGGAGCATGTCCTCGTCGACAGCCTCACCGCCCCCACCTACCAGTGGCGGTTCCGGTACCACACCGCCGCGACCGGCAACAAATGGGAGTTCATCGGCGGCACCGCCCTGTACGCGTTCGACGGCACGATCAGCGCGATCACACCGGTCAGCCCGTCGTACGGGTCGCTCGCCCCCTCGGTCACCGTGCCACGCGCGGGCCGCTACCAGGTGCGGATCATCCAGCGCGCCTACAACGCCGCCACCGCAGGCACCGTCAACAGCTGGCTCGGCCTCGTCGCCCCCGGTGTCGCCTCACCAGGCCCGAACCCGTCCGTGCAGACATGCACAGGCCAAAACTTCTACTTCAACCACACGCTCGAGCGGCAGATCGACGTGAACGCCGCCGGCACCATCCAGGGCCAGTACGCGAACAGCGCCGGCACCGTCACCTCGGCTGACCGCAGCATCATGGTGATCCCGGTGAGCGTCGCATGAACCCCGTCCAGTTCGTGAAGCAAGCGCTGAAAGCGGTGTTCGCCAGCCTGGTCGCCGGGCTGGGCGCGCTCCAGGTCACCCTGGTGGGCGGCGAATCACTGGGGGCCGTGACAGCCGCCCAGTGGGTCACGATCGCGACCACCGCGCTGCTCGCGTTCGGGGGCGTGTACGGGATCGCGAACCAGCCGCCCGGCGACCAGGGCGAGCAGGCGGCGGCGGCGCCGCCGGGGGCGTGAACCACGCTCGCCGCCACCCTGGGAACCGAGCTGGCCGCGGCCGCGGCGTTCCTCACCGCGCTCGCCAGCCTGTTCGCCGCCCTCCAGTCGGTGATCCTGGCGGCCGCCAAGGCCAGCCACGAAATCCACGAGGAATGGCAGGAGCATGATGATCCGCCAGACGCTCAACGCGATACGGAGCACCGGTAAAGCCGGGGTGCTCGCCGTCGGCGCGGTCGCCCTCGCCGGGGCGTCCGGGTACATGACATCGGTCGCCCTCTCGAGCGGCCAGGCGGCCCCCGGGCGCACCGTCACCATCAACGTCGGGAGCGGCCAGCCTGGCCCCAAAGGCGAACCCGGCGCCGCCGGCCCCGCAGGCCCCGCCGGGCCCGCAGGCCCGAAAGGCGACACAGGTCCCCCAGGCGCGAAGGGCGACACCGGCCCCGCCGGCCCCCAGGGGCCGCCAGGCCCGCCCGGCCCGGGCGGCGCGCTCGCCTGCCCGTCCGGGTTCAGCCCGGGCACCCTGGTCATCAACGCGCCCGGCGGGCACGCGACCATCTACACGTGCCTGAAGGACGAGTGAGCTACTGGGAGAGACGGAACATCTCGCGCGCCACAGCGACAACCGTGACCAGGAGCGCGAGGATCACGAGGCCAGCGACGCTAAGCATCGCGACCAGCAGGATCACCCACCAGCTCAACCCGCTCCGCCTCTTTCAGCAGCTCGAACACCCGGCTGGGTGACATCCCCACGTGGGGGGCGATATCCCTGACCGACTCCCCAGACCGGTGCGCCAGCAGGATCGCCCAGCCAAGCTCCCCCCTGGCGCGGGCGAGCTTGTCCGCGTGTCGCCGCGCCCGCCTCAGATCTCGCATCGCCACCCCCGGCTAGCCTTGGGGGCCGCCCATCCGGTGGCGGCTCCACGCCGCCTCCCGGGTGTCGCCGGCGACGAACTGGAGGATCAGGTCGAGCCGCTCGAGGAGCGGGGCGAGCTCCTCCCGGAGGATCTCCCGCACACGCGTCTCCTCGACCAGGTCGCCGGCGCCGGTGGGCTCCGGCTCGACCAGGTCGACCGGGTCGATATCGAGCACACCGGCGAGGCGGATCAGCTCCCGTACCGGCGGCACCATCCCCCGTTCCCAGCGGCTGACTGTGCCAGGGCTCACATTCGCCTGGCGGGAGAACTCCAGCTGGGTCCATCCTTTCGCCTCGCGCGCCCAGCGCATCCTGCGGCCAACGTCCTTGGGGTCGAAGCCCATCAGGAGGTGGAGCCTGCCGAGACTCCCCGCAAATTGCGTAACAATCGTTTGGGCCATCTTTGCCTACCTGAACCATGCCTACTAAATTATCAGGCTTCAAGTGATGGATGAGCTGGCAGCACGGATCAGGAAGGCCAGGGTCGAGTCGGGCCTCTCTCGTGAACATCTCGCGGCCAGGCTCGACGTGTCCTACAAGACCGTCGTCCGCTACGAGACCGGGAGAAGCCGGAATATCAGCGCGGCGAGACTGATCCGTATCGCGGAGGCAACAGGGAAACCGATCGCCTGGTTTTTCGAGGCGCCAGCGTGACGAGGGCATGACGTCCGGCAACCGGCTGCGGCAAGGGGGGAGGCAGACAAGGACATGCCCATCGAGCGTCACTACACGGGGGCCGAGCTCGCCGAGCTGCTCGGGATCGACTACGAGACCGTGCTCCACAAGGCGCACACCGGTGAGATCGCGTCGGTCAGGGTGGGCCGGCTCCGCAGGTTCCCGGAGTCAGCCGTGCGCGACTACCTCGACCGGCACACCCAGGACACCAACGTGATCCCGCTCAGGCCCAGGGACACCCGTGAGCGCTGCCAGCAGGAGGCGCGCTGATGTCGATCCGCAGGCGCGGCGGCAGCTTCCAGGTGCGGCTCCCCTGCGAGCGCGCGAGGAGCTTCCCGACCCATGCGGCGGCCGAGAAGTACGAACTGAACCGGAAACTCGCGCGCTCCCTCGGCGACCTCCACGACGAGCCTCCCGTCACCGTCGCGGAGATGCTCACCGGGTACCTCCACCGCTGGAAGGTCACGAGATGGCCGCCGGCGGGATGCGCCCCGAGGTGATCGCGGTGCGGGTCGGCCACAAGGACGGCGGCAGGCTGATCCTCGACCGGTACCGGCACCTGTTCCCGGACGAGCTCACCGTTCACCTCGACCGGTACGACGAGTTCGTGCGCGACCGGCGCGACACCCAGCGGCAGACGGGTGAGGCGGCCCCGTGACGCTGTGGCTCCTGCTCGGGCTCGTCGCCCTCTTCTGGGTGGTTTTCGCGTTCGTAGCCGTGTTCCTGCTGTATGCGATCGGAGGCCGGCAGCTCCGCCGCCGCCGCCGTGAGGTGTTCGAGATCGAGAGGCTGGTGCCGCGCCGGTGAACACCGAAACCGGGGGTTTCGCGGCCGCCTCGTCCATCTCATGTGGACAGGAGATGGACATGACACCAGGCGGTTATGGGAAAATCCCTGCTTGGAGCGGCACGGGCCCGGTGGCCCAGCGGGTCTTCAAAGCCCTCCTACCACTTACACGCTATAACCCGGCCCGGCACGGTACAGCCGGTTTTGCAGGGGTTTCACACGGGTCCATCGCAGGCCGGTACACGCCCGGGCACGCCCCGGCCGGGTTCTCATGTGGACAGGAAATGGACATTGGGTGTCGCCACCTGGGGCAACACAGGTGAGCAGGCGGCCCCGGTTCTATGTGTTCAGCATGGGCGGCCAGAAAGGCCAGACGTTCTGGATCCTCGACCGGCTCCAGAACCACCGTGAAGTGGCGCGGTACCGGACAGGCGGGTTCGCCGGCGACGACAGCATCCGCACCGCCGCCGTCGCGCAGCACCGCTGCGACATCCTCAACAGGCTGGCCGCGCGGTGACGCTCAGGCGGGCTGTCCGGGCGAGCGGGAGGCTGTACACGGCCGCCCGCAACATGGAGCCGACACTCGCCGACCTCGAGGACCCGTTCGCCGGCCAGCTCGTCGAGGAGATCAAGGTGCTGGCCGGCCGCCTCGGCCACCACCTCTGGGTGATCGAGGAGGAAAGAGCCGCCCGCGGGCTGGGCGATCCGGCCGTAACGGGACATGGGACCGGTGGTCACGGTCACACGCCATTCGCTCCTGAACCCGTGGCCCGCGGGCGCAAGACGCGGGGCACGACATGACCAACTCGTGCTCCCGCCGGTGGGCGGCGCTCCTCTGCGTGATCCTCGCCCTGGCGGCGGCGGTCGCCGCCTGGGGCGCCCGCCCACCAGACCCAAAGCCAGACCGCGAGCTCGGCTACGGGGAGATCAAGTTCAACGGGCTCGGCCCGGAACGGTGGGCGCAGCGCTATCGCAGGCAGCGCACCCAGACGGCGGCGCTGCGCGCAGCGCTCACCCTCCGGGTCGACAGGCTCACCGGGATCATCAGTGGCCTCCTCTGCATTCACCAGTACGAGGGCTCCTGGACCGACCCGAATGGGCCGTACTACGGCGGCCTCCAGATGGACATCGGCTTCCAGCAGGCGTATGGGGGCCGGCTGCTGCAGTCGCGCGGCACCGCCGACCACTGGACCATCGGCCAACAGTTGGCCGCCGGGGTGCAGGCGTATCTGGAGCGCGGCTGGCAGCCCTGGCCGAACACGTCGAGACGGTGTGGCTTGCGTTGACCGCGCTCGAGCAACTGACGGCCGCCCAGCGTGCACTCGCTGAGATCGAGACGCCCGAGGACGCGAAAGCCTTGTACGACCAGCTCGAGACGCTGACCCAGTATGCGCGGCGTTACCGGCTCGATCTCGCCAGGCAGAACGAGATCGCCGAGACGAAGATCCGCACGGCACGTAAGGGCGGTTACTTGTTGCACGATGCGACAAGTAACGATCCCACTCGAACGAGCCTGCCAGAAGGATTCACGCGTTCAATGTCGTCGCGTTGGCAGGCGATCGCCAGGATCCCCGCCGACGACTTCGAAGCGACTCTCCGCGGGTTCGTTGACCGGCAGGACGAGATCGTTACGGCCGCGTTTCTGCGGCTCGAGAAGGAGCTCGAGCGGGAAGCGAAGCGGGAAGCGAACCGTGCCCTGGTCGAGCGGGCGCCACGGCTCGCCGATGTCGACGAGCGGTTCCCGACGATCGTGCTCGACCCGCCCTGGGACTGGGGGGACGAAGGCGACGGCGACCAGTTCGGTAGGGCTACACCCACGTACGCGACCATGCGGAGCGACGAGATCGCCGGCCTGCCGATCCGTGAACGCGCGTTAGACAACGCGCACCTGTTCCTCTGGATCACGAACCGGTCGCTGCCCAAAGGGTTCGGGCTGCTCGAGCGTTGGGGGTTCCGGTACGTGACCTGCCTCACCTGGGTGAAGCCGTCGATCGGGATGGGCAACTATTTCCGCGGCAGCACGGAGCACGTCCTGTTCGGTGTGCGCGGGTCGCTGCCGCTGCTGCGGAGCGACGTCGGCACACACTTTCACGCTGACCGGCCCGGCAGGCATTCCGGGAAGCCGGACGCGTTCTACGAGCTCGTCGAGGCCTGCTCGCCCGGGCCGTGGCTCGAGTGGCCCGCCCGCCGCTCACGGCAAGGCTGGGTGGTCTCAGGGGCGGAGGTTGCAGCATGAACCAGTGGGAAATCTTCGGGCTGTCACCGACCGGTGAGCCCGTCGACTACGACCAGCTCGAGGCTGACCGGCAGCGCCGCTACGGCTACAACGATCACACGTGGGCGGAGATCCACCGGATGGCGCGGCTCGCGCTCCCGCACGGTTCCACGTTGAAGCGGGCCACGCTCCGAGAAGACTTCGGCGGCGTTGACGCGCATTACATGGTGAACCAGTGCTGCCCAATGCAGGTGCGTGCACGGTTCAACCGGCCGATAGGCGCCGCCGACATCGACGTCAGCTGGCGCGAAACCGAACCCGCGATGATCGCCGCCAACACATATGCGCCGCTGGCGCTGTTCGTCTGGTTCATGGACGACTACGCCGAGGCCGGGAAACTGATCGACGTCTACCGGATGGCCGCCGAGGCTGATCCGCCGCTCGACAGGCGGCCAGTGCGGCGAACCCGCAACGGGAACTTCCTGACGGTCACGATCGCGGAGCTCCACGATATCGGTGCGCTTCTGATGCTCGGCGGCCGCGATCGGTGGGCACCGGCCAGACTCGGCGGCGAGCGCGACACGACCCGGATCCTCGCGAAGGCCAGGGCCGCGTGACGACGTCGAATTGGGAGCGGGCGAACATGGGCCACCTGGTCGGCGCCCGCGTCGAAACCCTCGGGGGCAGGGGGCGGGTGGAGGGGTTCGAGACGGAACGCTGGTGGAGCTTCGGGCGGCCCCACTACACGGTGTGGTTCCACGTCGCGCTGGACAGCGGCCGGTATGTGTTGTTGACGCGGGAGCGGTTCGAGGTGGCTTCGGATGACTGAGACGCTGCCCGCCGTCGTTCCGAGGGACACGGAGCTGGACAGGTTCGCCCGTGTGGGGCGTTGGCTGGCCGCGTCGGAGGCGAAAGGTGACGCGCAGCAGCAGCGTGAGATGAGCGCCGCCCTCCGGTTGTTCTTCGTGCACGAGCTCGGACTCCCCGTCACCGCCGCTTCGGAGGTGACGGTGATCCGCGGCCGGCTGTACATGGGGGCGAAACTGTTGCGGGCGCTCGCGGTGCGGCATGGGTACCGCGTTGTCAGGGCGGCCGGCAGCGACGACCGGTCGTGTACGGCCGTCTTAATCAGCCGCGACACCGGTGAGGAGCTCGGCCGGTGCACGTTCACGATGGACGATGCGAAGCGCGCCGGGCTCGTCAGGGGCGATTCCGCGTGGCAGTCGCACCCGGCCCGGATGCTGTGGGCGAGGGCGTCGAAGTTCGTGCTGGACGACTTCGCCCCGGAAGTCACGTTGGGGTTGGGGTCGGAGGATGAGATCCCTGAGGTCACCGGTGACGCCCGCCCGCCCATTGGGTCGCAGCCCGGCGGGCGGGCCGAACCGGTGGCCGAGCCGGAAGAGGGCGAATGGTGGGAACCAGACCATGACCCCGCCGATGAGCGGCTGCCCGCGGCCGGGCCGCCGGCGCCCGCCGTCGCTGGGCCGCCGGCGACGGCGGGCCAGCGAGAGCTCCGGAAGCTGAACGCCGCCTACCGTGAGCACCGCGTCACCGACCGCCAGTCGAAGCTCGAGTTCGCCAGGGAGATCACCGGCCGCAAGATCAGCTCGAGCAAGGAGCTGACGAGCCGCGAGATCACCCAGATCCTCGTCGCCCTCGACTCGAGCGAAGCCAGAACGGTGGCGATCCTCGAGCAGCTCGCAGACCCCGAACCGGATGGGCCGGTGTTGGCGTCGCCGGCGCAGCGCACCCACCTGATCCAGCTATTGGAGCAACGCCATCTGACCGGGACGCAGCGACTGGATCTCCTGTCCGAGTACGCGAACAGGCCGGTTCATGCGGTCGACCAGTTGACCGAGGACGAGGCGGGGTTCGCGGTCCAGATGCTGTCGAGTCAGGGGCAGACGGTGATGCCTGGCAGCTGAGCTAGTCCGTTGGGTCTAGCGCCGGTGGTGACGGACTGAGCTACCGCCAGCGCGAGCAGCGGCCACCCACCTGTGGATAACCCTGTGGGTGGCCCTGTGGAATTGGGGGGGTAGGGGGGGCGAACTACCGGGCGGCTACTACAAGAACAGCACTTGATCTGTCCCTGTTCGAAGAACAAGTGCTGTAGACACCAGACCAGGAGCGAACGCCATGGGTGTCACAGCGAACAGCATCCACCAGCGTCTCAACCGGATCACCGAGCTGGTGATGGAGGTCAAGCAGTTGATCAGCGAGATGGACATACCCGACAGCACCAGGCCCGGTGAGCAGCACCGGCCCCGCACCGGCTACCGATTCGTCCGGGGCAGCCACTCCGGGACGTATGTCAGGGATCCCGACGGAACAGACCGGCCGCCCGCCGGGTACACCATCCCTAGCGGGCGAGGATCTGAAGCTTGATCGGCCCCGACCCGGTCACGGACGCGGTGATCTGGCAGTCACCAGGGAACGCCATCCTCAGCCGGTACAGCTTCCCGGACACCATCCGTCCGATCGTCGTGTGCTTCGACCCGAGCGACCCGACCCGGGTGCACGCCACCCACGCCATCCCGTTCTCGAGGTGTCGGCCGGTCCCACGCAGGTACAGGGCGTGCGCACCCCGGACGTACGCGGTGGGTGCTGTCGTCGCGAAGTCACCGGTCGACGAGCTCGACCCGACCACGCGGAGACCGGGGCTGGCCACAGCCGCGGCGGTGACGGTGAGCGCTGCTACTGCCAGGACGATGAGTACCAGAACCTTCATACCGTTCCCTTCACGAGCGACGAACCCCTACCAGTTGGTATCGGCAGAACCAAGCGATCGCTTAACCCGGATGGGATGAACCACGGCGGCATGAGCACACGGCACTGGCGCCACGTGCGCGCCATGGTGTTCGCGAGGGACGGACACACCTGCGCCGTGTGCGGCGCATATGGTGACACCGTCGACCACATTGTCCCGCTCGCGCTGGGCGGCCGACGGTATGACCCCGCGAACCTCAGGGTTCTGTGCCGTCGTTGCAACTGCACGCTGGGCGGGCGACTAGGCCGGGAACGCCAGCTCGCCCGGCGGCCACCCGCCCCCACCGGGCGTAGAGTCTGGACGGGCGCCATCAACCTCGAGGAGTAACCGATGGCATTGACCGCAGCGCAACGCCGGAAGCTTCCGGCCTCAGCGTTCGTCTACCACTCCGGGCCACGCTCCCGCTGGCGGTACCCGGTACCTACCAAAGCCCAGGCCAGGAAGGCGGGGATCAGCGAGAAGGAGCGCGTCAAGGTCCATCGCGCAGCCAAGTCCTACTCGGCACGCAAGACAACCCGCGGCACACCGGCCAGGGTGCACGCGGTCGTCCACAAGCGTGGCCCACTCACACCCAAACGGAGGAAGCGATGAGCGAGCAGCAGCAAGAACAACAGCAGGAGCAAGAGCAGCAGGGCGACGAGCAGGAGCAGGGCGAGGAGCAGGGCGACCAGGAGGCTGAGCGGGGGGAAGACGAGAACGCCGACGCCGGCGAAGACGGGTGAACTTCCGCGGCGTCACCATCAACGAGGTCGCCCTCGCCGTGATCGCCGTGTTCGTGGTGCTCGCCTACTTCCACGGGTGGGGCTGACGGTGGCGGGCCAGGCGTTCGGCCCCTACACCGGGACCGTCGAGGTGGTGCACGACAATTTTTAAGCGCGCCACCGCCGGGCAAGTCCCCACTGTCCGATTTGGCGATGGACAGCCCAGGGCGCTGGTGTCCAGCCTGGCAACGGTCGGATCCGGTCGGGGTCAGTAGATGCGGATCGGATGGGCCGTGTTCTGGTCGGCGAGTTGGAACGCTCGCCACCATGCGGCCCTGGCGGCGAGGGCTGCGTCGACGTGCTGGCCGGTGTCCGGGCGCGTCAACCTGAGGGAGCCATCGACGTTGGTGCGGACGGCGAGCTGGGCGACGTGTTCCTCGAGGAGCGGGTGGTGGTCGTGGGGGACGCGGGCGTCGATGATGGCTCGGTACAGCTCGTTCGCCGACGCGGCCTCGTTGTCGGGCTTGCTGTCCCAGGGTTCGACGGGGAGGCCGGCGTGGCGGAGCTGGTCGAACAGGCGGGTGCGGATCCGTTTGGGGTAGGTGACCTCCAACACGTTCCACTGCTCACTCGCCTGGTCGAGGACGTGGCGGAGCTCGTCGTCGGTGGCTGCTTCGGCGGCCCAGCAGAAGAACAGTGTCCCGTCGAGGGCGCACCCGACCACGGCGAGCGTCCTGCGGTACGTGCCTTCGACGGCGAGCACCACGTCGGTGTCGGGCGGGGGTGGTTCCGCGACGGGGTTGGATTGCCAGGCTCCGGGGGGGAGCCAGCCGGCTGCCTGGTCGACCCACTGGCCGAGGTGGTACACCCGGAACGCTCTTTCCGGGAGGAGGTCAGCCTGGATCGCGAGTGCTTCGGGGCCCATCAACCCGGCGGCGAGCGCGGGGTTCGCCTGCCGCCAAGCCCGCTGGTCGTGTAGCTCCGCCCCGTCGGGGGCGGCCCACTCCAGATAGGCGACACCGCGGGGCAGCGAGCCGTCGTGGTGGGCTTCGCGTAAGCGGTGCAGCATGTTCGGCTCGAACCCGGGGGTGCCGATCCCGATCAACCTGGCGTCCGGGCGCTTCGCCAGCCTCGCGATGAGCGCTTCGATCAGGGGGTCGTCGGCGAACCCGACCTCGTCGACGACGGCGAGCGAGAAGTTCAATCCCTGCAGCGAGCTCAACCTGGCCGGATGCGCCTGGAGCCGGCTGCCGGTGGGCTTGAACTCGAGGATGCCGGCGTCCGCGTACCAGACGCACCTCGACGCGAGCTCCGGGACGCTCTTCACGAACCGTTTGGCGGCCTCGACCATGATCGCCGCCTGCTCCCGCTTCGTCGCCAACACGATCACCTCCGTGTAGGCGTCGCCGCGGCACAAGCGCTCGACCGCGACCGCGGCGAGCAACGTTGACTTCCCGTTCGCCGCCGGGATTGACACGAACGCGGCGAGATGGTCGTACATCGTCTTGATGATCCGCTTCTGGAACCCGGCGAGCTTCATGGGTTCGCCTTGTCCGTAGCCGACCGGGACGGGCAGGTACTCCTCGATCCACCTGATCGCCCGGGAGCTCTCGCTGGTGGTTCGCCACCGCACCCAGGGCGGCATCTCCACGACCTGCAGTGCGCGCTTCGGGCCGCGGCTCGAGAGGTTGTCCTCGACGGGCGCCCATAACTGTTGCCGCGGCATCGCATGAGCAGCATAAGATGCTGTTATGCGCCTGTGGCGTCGCAGCGACCGCAGCGACCCTGTCTTGCCAGTGGCGACGAATGCGGTACCGCCGACGTACACGAGCGTCGACGATTTCATTCGGCATGCGCTCCGGTATCCGCAGAACGGCTGGTTCGAGGCGCTCCCCGGGTACGCCGGTGTCGGCACTGTCGCCCGCTGCCTCCAGCTCGTGTGCCAGCAGGTCGCGTCGTTGCCGCTCAGGTTCCGCGGCTCGTTCGAACCACTGTGGGTGTCGAACCCCGACCCTGTCTGGTTCCCCGGCGGGATCGGCGACGCCGTGTTCGCGGCCACGTACAGCATGTACGCGTACGGGGACGCATTCCTGTGGGTCACCTCGAGGTACGAGACGGGGTTCCCGCGCTCGTGGACGGTCCTCGACCCGCAACGCGTCGACGTCACCGAGGACCCCGCCGGCGGCCGCTTCTACCGGGTCAACCAGACCCCTTTGGACGCGGACGACGTGCTCCAGGTCACCCGTGACCCGCGCGGCGGGCTGCGCGGCACCAGCGCCCTGGAGGGGTACGCGGGGAACGTCGCGGCCGCGGCCGCCGCGGAACGACTGGCCGCGGACATGTACACGGGCGGTGTCCCCTGGGCGATCCTCCAGGTCGACCGGCGCTCGTTCAACCCCGACCAGGCGAGACAGTTGAAGGAGGACTGGCTGATCGCCAGGGCTGACGCTAGGGGTGCGCCGGCGGTGCTCCCCCAGGACGTCGCCTTGACGCAGTTCGCGTTCAACCCCAAGGACCTCGCGTTGCTGGACTCGCGCGAATGGGACGCGAAGCAGATCGCGGCGGCGTTCGGGGTGCCCGCGTTCATGCTCAACATGGAACAGGCGGGCGGGTTGAACTACTCGAACCCCGAAATGCTGTTCAGCACCTGGTGGCGGAGCGAGCTGTACCCGGCCGCGAAGCGGATCGCGTCCCACCTGTCCACATGGGTGCCCAGGGGCGCCTGGGTTGAGTTCGACGGGAGCGACCTCCTCCGCCCCGACCTCGCAACCGAGACCGACGTGTGGCTGAAGCTCCTCGACGCCGGCGTCGTCACGGTGAACGAGGTGCGCGCCAAGGTCCCGAACCTGCCGCCGCTCGCGGAGGGCGAAGCGATCGAGCTGATCGAGGAGCCGCCCGGCGCGAAAGCGAACCAGCAGCCGCCGCCGGCGGTGCCGCAACTGGAGGTGATCCAAGGATGATCCTGCACCGCACGTTCCGCGCCCAGTTGGAGGCGGGCGACGGGCGCACCCTCGAGGGGTGCTGCGTCCCCTACGGGGAAGCCGCCCAGGTCAGGGACGCCCCCGACGGGGCCGCGTACTACGAGGTGTTCGAGCCGGGCGCGTTCAAACGGCAGGTCAGGGCCGCCGCCAGGTTGGAGCTCCGGTACGAGCACCGCACCGGGCTCCCCGACAGTATCGGCGTGTGCCGTGAGCTGCACGAGGAAACCAGCGGCCTGTACGGGGTGTTCAGCGTCCACAACGGTGCGTTCGGCGACCAGGCGCTCGAGCTCGTGCGCGAGGGGATCCTGCCGGGGTTCTCGATCGGGTTCACCGACCGGTACACCCACTGGAAACGCACCCCGGAAGGCACCGTCGTCCGCCGCAGCTGCCAGCTACACGAGGTGTCGCTCGTCCGCGCGCCCGCGTACACGGGCGCGGTGATCACCGCGCAACGCAGCCGCGCCGACCTCGAGGCGCTGCTCGAGCTCCAGCCCGTCGTCGACGAGCAGCTGGCGCGGTTGCGCGCCGTCAGCATCCGCGTTTAGCATTCCCGGCTGAGAACGGCACCCCGCAGCGCCGCACCCCGCGCACCGCGGCACCCGGCATAGCGGCACCCCGTCGAACATCGACTAGGAGGCCATGATGGGGAACGCTGTTTTGCAACGCCTGGTTGACGAGCGCGGACAGATCCACGAGAACATCGACGGGATCCTCGCCCGCGCGGAGGAGGAGGAACGCGACCCGTCCGACGCGGAACGCGACCTGATCCGCAGCCTGAAAGGGCGGCTCGAGGAGCTAGAGCCGCAGATCACGGAGATCCTCGACTTCGAGGAGATCCGCGCCAACGCGAAAGACGCACGGAAGACGCTCAGCCGGCGCCGCGAAACCCCGGAAGATGCGGAAGCCAGCGCAGGCGACGGCGACGGCGTCGACGGCGACCCGGAGTACCGGACGTTCGCGCACTACGCCCGCGACGTCATCATCACCCGGTTCGACAAGATCGGGTCGACGGTCAGCCCGCACCTCAGGCATCAGGCGCGGCAGCGGCTCGAGCGGGCCGTCGCACAGGTGCTCACCACCAACGTCGCCGGGCTCACGAGCGCCCAGTACATCAACCAGATCATGCAGGTGATCAACCGGGCCAGGCCGCTCGTCCAGGCCGCGAACAACGTCGCGCTCACCGCCGGGAAAGTCCAGTTCCCGCAGATCACGAACCGGCCCGACGTCGCCGTCCAGGCGGCCGAGAAAACGGAGGCCGGTGACGGCGCCATGACCGTCGGGATCCTCGAGA